CACGCCACATCGTCATGCCCTCCGCCGCAGCCGCCGAAACTGTTCGAATACGTGATCGAACACCAGTCGCCGGCCGATCTCGCCATGGGCCAGCCCCAGCAGCCCGCACAGCAGCCCTTCCAGCAGCAGCCCCAGCAAAGTTACCCGCAGCAGCAGTACGCCGCACAGCAGGCGGCACAGGCCCCGAATCAGGGGTATCAGCCGGCCCCAACCGACCCGTGGAACCCGCCCGCACAGCAGGGCCAGCAGCAATCTGTTCAGCCTGTGCAGCTCGGCCAGCAGCAGGTGGATCCGATGAAGGTCAACCAGTTGAAGGCGTTGGGCAAGCCGCCGCAGGAGATCGCCGCCTTGTTGGGCGTGCCGGTCGAAGCGGTCACCGCCGTCACCGACCAGGCGCAACCCCAATACCACGGGGGTTCCGAACAGATGCCGGAAACCGGTGAATTCTGATGGACGAACTGCTGAAACACCTGCAGAACCAGTGGCTCGAGCTGATGAAAGACATGGATTCCCTCGCCTCCGATCAGGACGGTTTCCGTGACGTCGACTCGGAAGCCTCCAGCTCATGAGCGTGAGACTCATGCTCCTGGGCTGGCACAAGAGCAAGGATTCCGACAAGGACTGAGTCCAGTCCCGACCGCCGTAGCCGTATCCAAGCGGCCGGCACGCATGCAAAGGCGTGCACGGCACCACACATATTCACATCACATCAAAGGAGTTTCAAGGATGACCGACATCTACGGATACGCGGCAGCCGCGCCACTGTACCGTGCGGCGGGCTGGATGCAGGTCATCCCCCTGCCGGAAGGCCGCAAGACCCCACCACCCAGCGGTTTCACTGGACGCAGCCGCAAACCCGTCACCGACGAACAAGTACAGGTCTGGTCGCAGGCGACCCCGGACGCGAACACGGGAATCGTCATCCCCGAAGGCGTGCTCGTGTTGGACATCGACGCGGAGCAGGGCCATCGGGTCAAGGCGGACGGGGCGAAAGGCATCAGCGAACTCTCTCAGGAACTGGGCATGCTTCCGGCCACGTGGAGCAGCACGGCGCACGGCATCGACAGTCCGGCACGCCACCTGTTCTACAAGGTGCCCGAAGGCCTCGCGTGGAAGGGCGGCGCCATCGAGGGCGTCGACATCCTGCAACCCGGCCACCGGTATTCCGTGGTCTGGCCGTCGATCCACCCGAGTGGCGAAATGTACTGCTGGTACACGCCCAGCGGCAGGGTTGCCAGCACGCTCCCCCGCATCAGCGATCTGGCGACCCTGCCATGGAAGTGGGTGGACTACCTGCGCAAACCCGACAGCATGGCGAACCTGACACATTCAAACCCGTCGACCACTCCAATCGCCTCTAATCCGAGGGGATACGACGACCGCATGTGCAAGGCGGTCAACACGTTCCTCAACAAGACGCTCGCCAACCCGGCAAGCAAAGGCTCAAGGCATGACACCACGCTGCAGGCCGTCTGGGCGTTGGTTAACTTCGCGCAGGAGGGACACCGGGGGGCTCTCGACGCCATCAACCAATTGAAGCCACGGTTCATCGCCGAGGTGGCCCCCGACCGTCAAGGCAAGGAGCGTGAGGCGGCACGCGAATGGGCCAGCATTCTCAGTGGCGCGATGGAGAAGGTCAACGGCGTGCAATCGCATGTGGATCCGTGCGAGCAGTCGAAAATCGAACGCATGACGCCCGGCGAGTTCGACGAACTCACCCAAAACGCGGCTGCGAGTCAAATGGAGGAAAGTCACCCGGAAGCAGTTCAAAACACTGGAACAATGCCGGTTCAAGCCGGTTCAACACCCGTCGCATCGGTTCAAAACGGTTCAATGGAAAGTCACGAGGCAAGTAAAAACGCCTCCTCCAGCTGGCAGTTCGAAGACCTCACCCAGCTCGCTTCCGGCATTGAACTGCCGCCCACGCCCACCGTGTTCCAACGAGAGGACGGCCAAGGCCTCTTCTATAGGGGCGCGGTCAACGACCTGCACGGCGAACCCGGCTGCGGCAAAAGCATGCTCGCCCAGATCGCCACCGCCCAGGAACTCAGACAAGGACATGACGTGATCTACATCGACTATGAGGACAGCGCCAGAAACGTGGTCAAACGCCTCCTGCTGCTCGCCGTGACCGGCGAGCAGATAGTGGCTCACTTCCACTACGTGCGCCCCAGCGCCAAGCCCAGCAGCCCCACCAGCCTCGACGGCTGGCGCGAAACCCTCGACTACGCCGACACCGCCACGCTCGCCATCATCGACGGCGTCACCAGCTGCCTCGCCTACGCGGGACTCGACAGCAACAGCGGCGACGACATCGCAGCCTGGTACAACACCATGCCCCGACTCATCTCGGCATGCGGGCCAGCGGTCGTGCTCATCGACCACGTCGTCAAGTCAAAAGACAATCGAGGCCGCTACGCCGGCGGCTCGATGCAAAAACTCGCCCTCATCGACGGCATCAGCTACAGCGTGGACATGACCAAACCCGTCGGCAAGGGCGTGCGCGGCACCATCGTCATCAAAAGCGGCAAGGACCGAATCTCGGAGATCGAGGAGCATTGCGCCGTCAACTGGAGCAACGGCTCACACCTGCGAGAAGCCGCCCGCATCGAAATCAACTCCACGAACCCGAAACTCATGCGCGTCACCATCGCACGACCCAACATGATGCCCAGCGATGAAACCACGCGACAGCGCGGCCTCGAACGGCCAACCGGACTCATGGAGAAGATCAGCCGGATCGTCGAGAACGCGCCCGAGGAGCCGAACCAGACCGAGATCATCGAACTATTGAAGGACGACGGTTCAAGCGCCCGGAAGACCACCGTGCTCACCGCCATCAACCGGCTGCTCGAGGGCGAGTGGATCAGCAACCGCTCCGGACGAAACAACCGGAACATCTACGCCAGCGTCAGACCATACCGGCAGATGGACGACCCGAAATCGGACGCTTTCGTGGACCGGATGAGCAGGGAGGAGGCGAGCGAATTGGAAGACGAAAACCATCTCGAAATCTAGTTGTTCCCGTTGTTCCCAGTTGTTCCGAGTTGTTCCGGGAACAACTGGAGTAGCGATGTCCAGCTGTTCCCAGCACTCCCCACCCACACTACGTGTGTGGGTGGGTGCGGGAACAACTGCGACTCGGCCCTCCGGAACAGCAAAAAAAGCACGTCAACGACACTAGTTGTTCCCAATCAAGAAAACGTCAGAAAGGAGACCGGAAGATGGCACTCACATTCAGGGAGCAGATCGAAGCGACCGCATGGGAGCTTGGCAATGGAGAGGGAACCACGCCCGAGCTTCGAAAGCGCTTCGATGCGGATTCTGAGACCCCGAACTTCGATCCGACCAAGGCGTTGGAGATGCTGCACATACTCCAGCTCATCAACTACAAGCAAGCCGGCAAGGGACGCGGACGCGCCCGCTGCCACTATCTGAAGAAACCCGAATACGGACTACTCAACCTCAATGAGCCGAAACCAGCTCCCAAGGACGAGCGGGAGCGGGAAAACCGCATCCAATGGGCCAAGGACTTCCGCGTCATCGCCGACTGGCTCGACGCGAACTGTTACACGACTGAAAGCGAGGAAGCATGAAAGAATCCGTCACCATCCAATACCGCTGTGAGGATGCTGACACCAATCTGGTCGAAACCATCCCAATCGCCTCCATCGGCATCGACCAGTGGAGTCAAGGCCATCCCGTCCTGTTCAACCTTGACCGGAGAGGACATCACGGCCGCCGTATGCTCAGCGTACTCATCACCGCCTGCGAAGCGGTGCTGCATGAAATCCAGGACATCAAATGGGAGGACTGACCCATGGCCGGACCGATTGACGTGATTCAACGGGCGCTCAGCGCACTGGCCTCAGCGGGATTGGGCAGCGAGTCGCCGGCAGAGGCGTATGTGCTCGGCTACCAGGCCGGCTGGCGGGAAGCGCTCGACCTGTGCATACGAATCGAAACGGCAATCAACAACGAAACGGGGGCAAATGAGCATCATCAGCGGTGAAATCGAGGCGCAGAAGCAGCGTGACCCGTCGTACATCGACAGTGGCCTGCAGTGGGCTTGGGGACAAGGATACAAGGCCGGAGCGTCACGCGAAATCACCGAAGAGGAGATTGCCGCCGCCATGGCCGAAACCCGAAAGTTCATCACGCTCCCCGGCGCGTGGTTGGAGAACATCATCAGAATCGCGTTCGACGCGGCAAGAAGAAAGGCAATGGAGGAGTGAGCAGGCCACGCGCCCGTGAACGCAAACCAGCATGGCTTCGCGCGTTCATCCCGAAAACGAGTCCCCTCGTTGTCACCGTCTGCGAGGGGTGCGGCCTGTACGTCATCGAGGATCGGGAAACCGTGTGGGAGTCGTGGGATTACGGGTGTGTGGCGGGGGGCGGCCTGACCCGGGCGAGAAACCCCGGTGAGCCGGCTATCTCGGGTGTGTGGCGGGTGCCGCCCTGACCGTGGCGATAATCCTCGGCCGGCCGTTGACCCGCGTCACGTGGCTTCCCTCCGTCGGCCACCCGCTGCTCCGTAGCACCTGCGGAGATGCAGGCATCAGACCGGACGGCCAGTATCTGGCCATGCACATGTGTCATCTCGCCCGGATAAGCGTCAAACCGTTCAAACCGCCGAAACGGGAACGCCCGCCAGGCAAGCCATGGGGCGGGCCGAAACTGTCGAAGCAGGAGATAGCCGAATTCAAACGCATATGGAACATGCCATACAGCCGGCTCAAATACGAGAAAGCCCCAACCATGGTCGGCCAGGGCGATGAGAAGCAAACATTATTCTAGCCGACCAGCCGGAAGGGGCCAACGTGAACTGCCAGAACTGCAAAACGATAACCGAAGGGGGATATTCACTGTGCGAGACGTGCGAACTGCGTTTCGCCGGCACGCTCCTGCGACTGGCGCGCGACGTCACGCCGTTGCATGACTCGTTGGATGCCACGTTGCATCCGGGCGGGCATTCGCCAGTGCGCATCCAGACGGCCACGCCGCCGACACCGATACGACTTGACGTGCTCGATTTGCTGGATCTGCTCGACGCGACGGCGCGTGAGCTGTGGCGTTGCCTCGACGGCATCGACGCACTCGACTGGCATAGGGATCCACGCATGGAGGACCTCAAGGCCACGCTCATCGCATGCGCCGGCCACCCCAGGCTCTCTACATTCGCGGACGCCGGCCTCTACATGCACATCATCAACAACCTCGCCCGCAAGGTCGACCTCGCATTGGATCCTCCCGAGCAGCGCATGGAGATCGGCACGTGCGAACTATGTGAGACCATGCTCACCGCAGGAACCGCAGACCAGTGGGTCACCTGTCCCGTATGCGGGCGCGAACAGCGAGCGCAGACCGTGAAACTGCGTAGGCTCAAGACATTGTGCTGGGATGATTCCAAGCGAGGGTCTGCCGCCGACATCGCCAAGGCATTCGCCGAGGCTGGTATCAAGGTCAGTCGCAAGACCGTCACCACGTGGGAGCAGCGCGGCAAACTGCCCCGTCACGCGGACGGATACGCCTACTGCGACGTGTACCGGCTGCTCGTCGGCCCCGATTTGACAGAATCCATTGGGTGAAGCCATAATAAGCAGTGGCAGAAGTGTCGAAAAACCCAGCTCACGTGGCTGGGTTTTCGCGTATCTGACCGCATTGCATGGGGCGAGAGTACTCCGCCGGCACGTCCAAAGCGCCGGTGATGTTCGCCCCGCCACTCTTTTCATTTGATTGTGAGGCGATGACGCCATGACAATGCCGGGCATGCCGACCATCAGCCTGCGGATCACGTGCAAGGGGAACACCCTCGGCGACATCGACGCCCTGCCCGTGCCCGTGAGCGTCACCCCGTCCGGCCATCTCGTGGTCGACCCCCTCGAACCGGTCATGCGCCGGGCCGTGCAGGCGTTCGTGGACGCCTGGCAGCGGTCGTGCGACAAGGCCGGGTTATGAGCGGCCGCCGGGGCAACACCCGTCATGCCAATGGCTGGCGACGCCAGCAGGTCGTGGCCCGCGTGCTGGCGGCCTACGACACGTGCCACCTGTGCGGCCGGCCCGTGGACAAATCATTGCCGCCGGGATTGCCGGGCTCGCCCGAGGTGGACGAGATCATCCCGGTCAGCAAGGGCGGCTCGCCCTACCTGTTCTCCAACTGCCGGCTCGCGCACCGCTGGTGCAACCGCGTCCGCTCCAACCACAGCGTCGCGTGGGCGCGCGAACACATCAAACAAACATTCGAACAGGGGCACACGGCCGACCTGAAGGCCACCTCGATGCCATTGGTGACAAGCGGCGACTGGTGACGTGGGGAGGAGACCCGTCCGCCCCGGTCGAAGCCCCCTCGGGCGCAGGGCCGATATCTCCCCGGCATGTCAAAACGTAACGCCTTGGACGGCCGTTACGTTATCCCGTTACGTTTTTTTGGAGGTGAGCGCGGTGATCTGCGAGGAATGCGGCCAGCCGTTCACCTCGTCCGGCCGTGGAAAGAAAGCGAAATACTGTTCGGCCAAATGCAAGCAGCGCGCCTACCGCAAGGCCAAGCGCATGAGCCGCGTCACCACCCCTCCCGCCCCGGCCGGTGACGCGGAACATGAGCCAGAGGCGATGGACGCCCTCACCGCCGCCGATTTCGAGGCGATGATGAACGACGGGCCCGAGGACTACGTGAGCGTGCTCAAACGCACGCAGGCCCGGCTCAAGGAAGCCATGTTCAGCGCCGGCACCCCGCCGGGCAGCCTGACCGGCATCAGCAAGCAGCTGCTCGCCCTGACCCGCGAAATCGAACGGCTCGAAGGCAACCCCGCACAAGGCATGACGACGCAAGAAGATCCGGAGGACGACGACGATGACGGAGAATTCCGACCCGAAGCTATCTGAGGTCGCACGCCACATCGTCATGCCCTCCGGCATCGTCACCAGCATGTTCCCCAAGGTCAACAAGCGCGCCAAAGCATGCGGCATCCGCTACGACCGCTGGCAGCAGGGACTGCTGACGCTCATCCTCGGCCGAAGAGCAGACGGCACGTTCGCCGCCTCCGTCGGCGGCGTGGTGTTGAGCATCTGCCGCCAGACCGGCAAGACCTTCACCGTCTCCAGCCTCGTGGTCATCCTGTGCACGCTCATCCCGAACCTGACCGTCATCTGGACCGCGCACCACAACCGCACCAACAGCAACACGTTCGACCACGTGCGCACCCTGGTACGCAACCCCGCGCTCATCGGATACCTCGACCACTCCGGCCGCACCGACGGCGTGCGCGGCGGCAACGGCATGCAGGAAATCACCTTCGCCAACGGCAGCAAGATACTGTTCGGCGCACGAGCCCAGGGCTTCGCCCGAGGCAACGACGCCGTAGACATCATCGTGTTCGACGAAGCACAGATCCTGACCGAACAGGCCATCAGCGACATGGTGCCCGCCACCAACACCAGCCCCAACGCGCTCGTCCTCTACATCGGCACCCCACCGCGCCCCGCCGACCCCGGCGAAGCGTTCACGGAACGCCGCCGCCAGGCGCTCGTCGGCGAGGACGACATGCTCTACGTGGAATTCTCCGCCGACCGCGACGCCGACAGCGACGACCGCGCCCAATGGAGGAAAGCCAACCCGAGCTTCCCGCGCCGCACCAGCGAAACCAGCATGCTGCGCATGCAACGCCAGCTCGGCAAGGACAGCTTCCGCCGCGAGGCACTGGGCATCTGGGACGAAACCGCCACCAATCGGGCCATCAACCCCGAACAATGGACGAAAGCCGCCACCGGCACACCCAACATCAAAGGACTGATCGGATACGCGCTCGACATGAAACCCGACCGCAGCTCGCTGGCCATCGGCGGAGCCGTCAACCACAGGGACGGCACCGCGCACATCGAACTGCGCCGCTTCGAGTCCACCCAATCCAAAGGCACCCAATGGGCGGTCGACTACATCGCCGACCACTGGCCGCGCACAGCAAGCGTGGTCATCGACTCGCAATCACCCGCCATGAGCCTGCTGGCCGACCTCAAAGCCCGGCACGTGAAAGTCATCGTCACCAACTACAGCGACATGGGCCGCGCCTGCGGCAAATTCCTCGACATGCTCAGAGACGGCAAACTCACCCACCTGCCGGACGACAAAGCACCGGCGCTCGCCACGGCCGTGGCCAACGCCACCACACGCAGCATCGGCAAATCCGGCGCCGTCGGATGGAACCCGATGGGCAGCGACATCGACATAAGCCCGCTCGTGGCATGCACGCTCGCCCTCTACGGCACCACCATAACCAAACGAGACCCGGACCGAGTACAGGAGGTCATGATCGGATGAGCGAACAATCCATCAGCTTCGGCAACCCCTACCTGTCCACAGGCTCCTCGTCCGTGACACACATCGCCAACGTACCCGACAACGACATGACGGACATCACCCGCCTACTGGAACTCTGGCGCAACAAATACCCACGCAACCTGCTACGCTCCGCGTTCTACGACGCCAAACAACGATTCAACAACCTCGGCATCAGCATCCCGAACATCGTCGCCCAGAAAGCCGGCGTCGTGGTCGGCTGGCCACAGAAAAGCGTGCGCGCGCTCGCCGACAAGAGCGTGTTCGAGGGATTCGAGACCGCCGCCGGGGCCGACAACCACGGCATCGACGAGATCATGCGCATGAACGAGCTCGAAACCGACATGAGCGAGGCCGTCATCAGCTGCTACAAGCACTCCTGCAGCTTCCTGACCATCGACTACGACCCGGACGACAACGAGCGCATCCTCATCACCCCGCGCTCGGCCGACTGGTCCGCCGCACTATGGGACAACGAACGCCGACGCATCAAAGCCGCGCTGACCATCACCGACAGCGACAAATGGGGCAACATCACCGCATTCAACGCATGGCTGCCCGGCCGCAACTACGCCTGCATGAAAACCGGATACGGGTGGGAAGCGGAACCCCAATACAACCGGCTCGACCGCGTGGCCGTGGTGCCCATCGTCTACGACAAGCAGATGGACCGCCCCTTCGGCCGCTCACGCATCAACCGCGCCCTCATGAACCTGACCGACATGGTCATGCGCACTATGGTCCGCATGGAAGCGTCCGCCGAATTCTACTCGGTCCCAAAAATATGGTTCCTCGGCCTGAGCCGCGAATCCTTCCAACAGGACACGTGGAGCGCGCTCGTCAGCAGCATCAACGCGATCAGCCGCGACATCAACGGCGACATCCCCGAACTCAAACAGGTCTCCCAGGCATCGATGCAACCCCACGGCGACATGCTCGAAACCATAGCCATGCTCGCCTCGGCCGAAACCGACATCCCACCCGAACAACTCGGCATACGACTGGCCAACCCCACCAGCGCCGAAGCGCTCGCCGCCGCCGAGAACCAGCTGACGCGCACCGCGAACCGGCAGAACCGCATGTTCTCCCGCCAGCTCCTCAACGCCATGGGCATGGCCGTGCAATTGCGCGACAACAGCCCGCAGCCGCCAGACCTGACCGGCATCCGCCCCCTGTGGGCGCCGACCCGCGAAGTAAGCGACGCGGCGCGCGCCGACTACTACACGAAGGTCGCCGGCGTGAACGGCGACTGGGCGGATTCCGACGTGGGACTGGCCAAGCTCGGACTCACGGCCGGCGAGCTCCAATCGTTCCGCGCCTACCAGCAGCGGATGAAGGCGCAGAGGAACATCGAGCAGCTCAGACAGCAGCGGATGAACCCGCAGGACACGGAGGCGGCTGATGGCAGCGAATCCGAAGGCCCCGCCGGAACTGCAGCCGCTGTTGGACAGGGCGTACAGGGACTACCAGACCGACCTTGACAACCTCAGGGAGAGCGCGGCCGACGTCATCGAGAACATGGTCGACCGCGACCCTTTGAACGTCAAGGACGCGATCCGCGACTTCTCCCGAGACGCCTCCCAGCTGGCGAACGAATACTACGACACCGTGCGCGGCCTGTGGAGCGAATACGCGGGCGTCCGGCTCGACGACTTCGACCACACGCGGCTCATCGACCCCGACCGCGCCCTCTGGCAGGTGCAGGGCGGCTTCAACAACACCGACTACAACGGCCTGACCTACACGCAGGTCAAGAACGGGCAGTCGCGCGCGGGACTCACGATCGACGACCTGTGGCCCGATCTGGGCAACCCGGATGACGCGATGCAGTTCGTCGCCGACATGGTCAACGCCGCCGCACGCCTGACCACCCAACGCAACATGCGCATCGACCCGTCGAAACCACGATGGGCGAGAGTGCCGCGTGGAGCAAGGACATGCGCGTTCTGCACCATGCTCGCATCACGGGGCTTCACCTACCTGAGCGAGGACTCGGCAGGCTTGGAGATGCAATACCACCGGGACTGCGACTGCCAGATCGTCCCCAGCTGGGGCCGCCAGACACTCGCCGGATACAACCCCGAACGGCTCACCGCCATGTGGCAGGAAGCCAGCAAGGGAGGTGGCGACTACCGGGAGAAGCTCAAGCGCATGCGCCGGGACAATCCCATGGCGTTCACGGACGGCGTCTACCCGACGCCGACCATGCCGTGGGAGCAGTCCGTCAGACTCCTGTCAATGAAGGGAGAGCCAAAAGGCACTGCGGAATCCTGGTACCGGCGCCAGCTCGCCGTCGGCGTCGACCCGAGCAGGGAAATCCTCGAACGGCACGAGATCGTGTTCCTCGAGAAGTTCCAGAAGCTGGGCGAGGAATACGAGTGGATACCGAAAAGCCATGATGGCAAGCCCAGCAACGACTTCCACTGGCTGAGCCACGAATGCGACGCCGAACTGAAATCACCGGCAAGCCTGAAATACAGGAACGTGGCCCAACGCATCAACGACGCCGTCGTCGGCGGCGTCGAACAGGGCGTTGTCAAGGACGTGTTTGTACTGGACTTCGGAAGCACGAAACTGCCCGACAAGTTCGTCAACCAACTGTCGCTGTACAACGCCCGTCATGAATCCCACATCAAAGAGCTGTGGGTGTTCGACTCGGAAGGATTCCACCAAATCGTATTGAAATAGAAGAACGGGGATAACCCCCCGGATTATGTGCCGGTCTCAAGAGCCGGTTACGTGGGATCCCCGTTACCTCGATTCTACCATACGGCGGGTTGCCAGAGAGGCCCCCGATGTCTATTTAGAAGTGCAACACCCTTGTTGGTCCTGTAATTCTAACAGTTCGTCGGCGAACGCCTCGGCG